GCTCCCATCTGGTGGGCGATGCGGTGAGTGCCGGCGATGGCTTGGTCGGTGGGACTAGTCATCGCAGGCTCCGTCGCAGAACTCGTAGTCCACCTTGATGAACTCGGGGTTAGTCGAACTGATCCAGAAGCCGGCAGCGTTCTTGCTCATGCCCTTGGCCTCCATCTCGGCAGTGGTCAGGCAGCGACGGTCCTTGCCGTGCTCGCCTGTGCGGTGCTTGTCGAAGGCAAACGTGGAGTTGAAGAACTCCTTGCAGCCTTGGCACTGGTTGCGGTCGCCACGGAGATTCACAGGTCAGTCCTCCGCTACGTCGAACTGCTCAATCTCCTTGCGTGCCCGCTCCAGAAGCTCAGCAGCGGCTCGAAAGTCGTTTCGGTTCGGTCGCAGACTCAGAACGTCCTTGAAGGCTTCAAGAGTCGTGATCACCTCGTTGGCGCCTTCAATGAGGGCTTCAACGTGGTCTTCGAGGAATTCGGCAGCCGTCACGGTGCGGTCGGCCCAGTCGGGACGGCGGCTCACGATGCGCTCCCGGTGGCCTGTAGAACGTCCGGGTTCGACTCCTCATCCTTGGCGCAGCAACCGCCGTTGTAGGTGTTGGATGCTTCGGTCCAAGTGCTGCCGCAGTGCTGGCAGACGTGCTCTTGGTCGTACTCCACCGAGACGGAGCCAACGTTGTCTGCATGCCGGCGAACATCGTTTGCGATGTCTTCGCAGCGCTCGTACATGTCGTCTTCCCAGCGTTGACGGCCCTTGGCGTCTGCGTCGTAGAAGAACGTTGTGGACGTGCGCACAAAGCCAAAGTCCGTCATCGAGCGCGGCGTGATGACAACGCGGAAATTGCCTTTGGGGCCGAGAGTCTTTGCCATCACTTGCCTCCCGCCAGAACCGGCCAGCCCCACAGGTGCAACTTGCCCTGAGCCTGTGCGATAACAACTTGCGCCATCTGGTCGCAGCGCTTCTCCAGCCGCTTCTTCGCCGCATGCGCCTCCAACAGCGCCTGGCCTTCCTTCATCGCCTCGCGGAGCTTCTCCAGCTCGATGGCGTTGGGTTCGAAGTTCATCTGTTCTCCTGTCACGGCTTGGGTGCCGCGTTAGGAGAAATGTAGCGCACCGCTAACCATGTTGCAATAGCGGGACGCTAACTATTTGGGCTAGGACAAACCCGAATTACTGTCGTAAAGACAGAAAAGCCCGCACGCGGCGGGCTTGGAGGGGTTTAGGGCGAGAGCGCTTTTAAGTTGGTGCGGCGCGGCACTGGACGACGATGCTGCGGCTCATCGCGCCGCCGCTAGGTGGCTTCGGAGGAGCGGCAGGGTCCACTGGCTCGCCATTGAGCACGACGATGTCGTACCCGGCCACACCGCACAGGTCGCCAGCTCGTTCGTAGCAGGCTCCCCAGTTGTTCATCAAGCCCGGGCAGTTGATGGAGTAGCCGGGCTTGCCGGTCGGCCCAAAGGTCTTGCTGGCCGGCGCCGGGAGAAAGCACCCAGCGAGTGGGATGGCAAGCAGGCAGGTTAGAACAATCCTCATCCTCTTCTCCTATCGTGTCTCGTCGTATTCCTTGGCGTGCACCAGGCCAGCCAATTGGTCCCCCAAGAATGCCACCATTCCGCGGGTGTGCGTAGGGTGGCGGCGGCAATAGCCAGCCACGTTCGTGATGTACCTCTGTTTCTTCAAGGTCGCGACGAAGGCCACCCCAGTCACCTCCCCCTCTTTGGCGTAGGCCAGCAGGGTTTCCAAGGCTTCGACGCTGTCGTGACTCAGCAGGTCGGGGATTAGTCTGTATGGCATCACTTAGCCCCCCGCTTCTTGGTATCCTGGGGACGGCCCGGGTGATGCACTTCGAGCTGGGCCGGGAGGGGCGGAAGCTTCGGCTTGCCCGGCGTTGGTGCATTGGGGAATGGGTTGGCCGGGGAAGGGGTCCGGTGAACCTTTGCCGACACCACGTTGTTCGTGAACCGCAAGATCTCGTCCCGGTCGTCCTGTGGCAGCACTCTGAACAGCGCCACTAGCTGCGATTCCATCGGATCCAGCGACCCGAACATGATGGACGTGTGGTCTGCGTCCATCCAACCTTCTTTCTTCCCCATGCCTCGCTCCATCTTGCGAGCAGTGTCGTCGCCAATGGTTCGAGGTTTGCCACTCTCGTTGGGGATGCCATTTTTGATCTGGCTGATGTAGGCGGGCGGAACACCCGTCAGCCTGGCGAACGAAGCTGCGCTTCCGGCCTCGGCCAGCAGCAGCCGGAAGTTCGAGAGGCGAATTTCGCTTGAGGTCTTCATTAGGGTAAGTCTGGATGGGCATGGCACCTCCAAGTTAGCGCGCCGGTATTGATCAAAAGTTAGCGGCACGCTAAGATGACGCATCATGCGATTCAAAGATCTGTACCAAAGCCTGTCGACCGAAGAGCGCGAGAAGCTCGCGAGGAAGGTCGAAACCGACGCCGGCTACCTGTGGCAGATCGCCACGACCTGGCGCGGCAAGAAGCCGTCCCTTGGCTTCCTGGTCAAGCTGGCTGAGGCCGATTCGCGCCTCAGCGTGGCCGAGATGGCGGAAGAGTTCGCCGAAGCAGCCAAAGCTGCCTGATTCGAGGGCGGTGTGGTTTTCCATGCCGCCCATTGTTTTGCCCCCCATTGATAACCAGTGAAAACGAGGGATACCAAGTGCCATCAGCCGTTATCAGCCACCTCCAAGCCGACAAGAAGGATCAGCTCACGCTGGACTTCACGCCTGGCCTCACGGATCGCCACCTTTCCCTTCGTGACTGCATCGCTGCTGGCGTCTACCAGCGCGGCCTGGGTCGCGTGGCGATCGACCTGAACGTTGCCCCGGGCAACCTGTCGGTGCAGCTCAGCGAGGACGCTTCGCGCAACTTCAGCGTGGACAGCCTGGAGCGCTACATCGAGAAGACCGGAGACACCGCCCCGGTCATGTACCTCGTGGAGAAGTTTCTCGCCCCTGATGCGCGCCCGAAGAACGCCAAGCAGGTCCAGGCCCTGAAGCTGCAGATGGCCGAAATGCTGCGGCAGATCGAATCGCTGGGGGCAGCATGACCAATCCCAACACCGATGAAGGCCGCGAAGACCTGATCGCCTACTGCGGTAGGTGCATGCAGGAAGCCATGGAGAAGGGCGACAAGGCCATGGCCCAGTTTTGGCTCGGCGCCCAGTACGAACAGATCCGCCTGCGCACCCCTCAGAAGGTTGCCGAGATGGAGCAGGAGCGGGGGTTGGTTTGAAAGCAGTTGTCGTCTGGCTCGCCATGCGCGGTCTGCTTGACTACCAGTGGTTCCGCACCGTTGGCGGCTGGCTGGTCCGCGTGGCAGGAGCGGGGAAGTAATGGCTAGAGCTCGAAACATCAAGCCGGGCCTGTTCAAGAACGAGATTCTTGGAGTGGCCGACCCCATCTACACGTTGCTGTTTGAGGGGCTTTGGCTCCTGGCTGACCGGGAGGGGCGCCTTGAAGATCGGCCTCTGCGGATCAAGGCGGAAATCTTCCCTTATCGCGATGGAATGAACATTGGGTCCATGTTGGGTTGGCTGGAAGAGGCTGGGTTTATCCAGCGCTACCAGGTCGGCGGATTGGCCCTCGTTCAGATCACCAACTTCGCGAAACATCAGAACCCGCACAAGAACGAACCGGAGAGCATCTACCCGGCTCCCGAAAAACTCGGGACGACTTCCGAAAAAATCGGAAGCGCTCCGGCTGATTCCGGATTCCTGATTCCTGATTCCGGATTGCTGATTGCGCCGGTCCCGGCTCCGGCCGCTGCCGCGCCGGCTCCCTTGCCAAAGTCTCAGGGCAAGTCCCGAAAGACGGCGATGCCCGAGGAGTTTGCTGTCTCGGAGCGAGTCAAGACGTGGGCGGCTGAGAAGGGCTACAGCCAACTCAACGAGCACCTGGACGCGTTCAAGCGCAAGGTGACGGCCAAGGGCTACACCTACGCCAGTTGGGACGACGCTTTCATGGAGGCGATCCGCGAAGACTGGGCCAAGCTGCGCGGTCGGACCGTCAACGGCTCCGCCCCACCGGCTCGCGTCAGGGGGCTGGTGCTATGACCGCCAAGACCTTTGCCGAGTTCGGCATCGAAGTCCGGCGCACATCCGGCGAAGAGGACACCACCTGCCCGCAGTGCTCCGAGGGCCGCCGCAACAAGCGCGCCCGCTGCCTGTCGGTCAACATCGACAAGGGCGTCTGGACCTGCCACCACTGCGGATGGTCGGGCGGATTGGGGACCGGGGAGCAATCGCGCCCGGTGATCGTCAAGACCTGGCGCAAACCGCAGTACCAGCCCGAGGAAGTCACTCCGACTGAGCAGGCGTACCAGTGGTTCGCCGCCCGGGGCATCACCCGCGAAGTGCTCAAGCGCAATTGCGTGGGCGTGTGCTCGGCGTACTTCCCGCAACTGGAAGACCGGGCCAGCGCTGTGACCTTCCCGTACCTGCGCGGCGACGAGGTCATCAACGTCAAGTACCGCACCAAGGACAAGCACTTCCGCATGGAAGCGGGAGCCGAACGGGTGCTGTACGGGCTCAACGACATTGACGACACTCTGATTTGGGTTGAGGGCGAGATGGACAAGCTGTCCGTGGAGGTCGCTGGGTACACGTCGTGCGTGAGCGTCCCGGACGGTGCGCCGACCCCGAACACCAAAAACTACGACAGCAAGTTCGATTTCATGGATGCGCCCGAGCTGGAGCGGGCGAAGCACCACATCATCGCCGTGGACAACGACGAGCCGGGCGTGCGGCTGGAAGAAGAGTTGCTGCGCCGCCTTGGCCGGGATGTGTGCCGCGTGGTCCGCTGGCCCGAGGGCTGCAAGGATGCCAACGACGTTCTCAAGGCGCACGGCCCGGAGACGCTGGCTCAGTGCATCGAGGCTGCGCAGTGGGTCCCCGTAGAGGGAGAGCACGCTGTGAGCAGCTTTGCCGACAGCATGAACCGGCTCTACGAGTACGGCATGCCCCGCGGCCTGCCCACCGGCTGGGATTCGGTCAACGAGTACTACACCGTCATGCCGGGCGAGTGGACGCTGGTGACGGGCATTCCGGGGCACGGCAAGTCCGAGTGGCTGGACGCCCTCATGGTGCAACTGGCGCAGACCCATGGATGGGGGTTCGCGATCTTCTCGCCCGAGAACCAGCCCACCGAGTACCACATCTCCAAGCTGGCGGAGAAGCACGTTGGCAAGCCGTTTGGCCATGGGCCTAGCGAGCGGATGAGCCCTGCCGAGAAGGACCAGGCCATCGCGTTTCTGGACGAGCACTTCGTTTTCCTGCTGCCCGAGCTTCCGACAGTCGAAGCACTGATCGAGCGCCTGCGGGTGATTGTGAAGCGGCGCGGTGTACGTGGCGTTGTGCTGGATCCGTGGAACGAAATCGACCACTCGCGCACTGGTGGCCTGAGCGAAACGGAATACATCAGCCAAAGCCTTTCCAAGCTGCGCGCGTTCACCCGGTCGTGCGGGGTTCACCTTTGGATCGTTGCCCACCCGACGAAGCTGCAGAAGGATCAGGACGGGGCCTACCCCGTGCCCACTCCCTACGACGTAGCGGGCTCCGCCCACTGGCGGAACAAGGCAGACAACTGCATCGCCATCTGGCGTGACACGGCCAGCGACACGCGGACTGTCGAAGTCCATGTCCAAAAGATTCGCAAGAAGTCGGTAGGCAAGGTGGGACTCACGTCCCTGGTCTACGACCGCATCACCGGCCAGTACCACACGGTGGGCAATGCGCCCCCGCGGTGGATCAGCGACGACTCCCGCACCGAACACCCACCCTTTTAACCCCCTGGAGACCCCATGACTCAGTACGACAACACGAATTCCGGCGCCCTGTTCAAGAACGACAAGCAGGGCAACGAGAAGCGCCCGGACTACAACGGCTCGCTCAACGTCAACGGCCAGGACTTCTGGATCTCGGCCTGGATCAAGGAAGGGCAGAAGGGCAAGTTCATGAGCCTGTCCGTGAAGCCCAAGGACCAGCAGCCGGCCCAGCGCCAGGCCCCGCCGTCCCGAGGAGCTCCGCCCAGCCGCGGCTTCGACGATCTGGACGAATCGATCCCGTTCTGACCATGAGCCAATCCATGGAACTGCTCAAGCTCCTCAAGGAGCGCCCGGGCCTGAGTGCAGCCGAGATCGCCGAGGCCACCGGTTGGTCGAAGGAATTGGTTCACCAAACCCTCATGACGGTGATGCGCTCGGGGTGCGTCGGTATGACGCCGAAGCGCTATGAGCTGACGGACCGAGGCGCCACCCGCGCTGACTGGGTGCCCAAGACCCCTGAGAAGGAGCGCATCCGCCTCAAGCGAAAGCGAGAGGACGCCAAGGTAGCTCGGATGAGTCCTGAAGACCGCAAGGCGGCAAACGACACGATGGTTGGCAAGGCGCTGGCGAGTCAGCATCCGCTGGCCACGGCATGGGGGAGGGCCGCATGAATGGACAGTCTTCAGGCGGAAATGGCGCATGCGGTACGCCTGCTGGAGGACTCGGCGAGTTCTTTCCGGGCGTGGGTCGCCTACTTCAGGGCGAAGTCTCAGGACTGGGCGCAAGCGAGTCCGGAGTTCGAGCAGTACCCGGTGATGCTGGAGGCGGAGATCGAGCGGATCAAGGCGACTTTACGCGCCCGCTCGGAGCAGCCCTCACCACCGAGCAAAAGGACGCCATCCGAGTCCACGCCGAAGCCCAAGCGGCAAAGGGCGTGAAGTGGTTCGACGGTTGTCCCTATTCCCAGGCTCGGCTGCAGGAGCGGATGCACTGGGATGCGTGTTTCTTTCTGGCTGGCGGGAGGATGTGATGGAAGCGATCAAGGTTCATTTGTATTCGCCGACCCAAGCCCGCGCGCCGTTCGAGAGCGCCTGGAAGTTGGCGAAAGGCGGCCTTATGGCTGGCCATCGGTTCGTCCTGGAACTTCGCCCCGAAACCCGCTCCGACTCCCAGAACAAACTCCTGCACGCCCTCATTGGCGAGATTGCTGTGACTCGGGAATGGTGCGGCAAGAAGCACGACGTGGAGACGTGGAAGCGCCTGCTAGTCGCAGCCTGGACCCGTGCCCGCGGTGAGTCTGTGGAACTACTCCCGGCATTGGATGGTCATGGCGTGGACATCGTCTTCCGCCGCACGTCGAAGATGACCAAGGGAGAGGTGAACGAGCTGATCGAGTTTGTCGAGGCGTGGAGGGCGCAGCAATGAGACTGTTCTGGGTCGCGTTCACAAAGAGGGCTGGGTCGTTCCGCTTCGGCACATACGGTTGGGGCCTGAACTACACCTGCAACGAGCCGCTGTTCAGCGAACGCTATGGGTTTCGCAAGCCATTCCTACGCCTGTTTGGCTACCGGTTCTTCTTGCTGAAGCCGCAGAGGTGGCAGAAATGACCACCTGCGCCCAATGCCAATCCGAGTTCACCAAGCAGCGCATGGGCCAGAAGGTGTGCTCTCCCGTCTGTGCCTCCCGCTTAGTCCGTGACCAGAAGAAGCAAGCCAAGGAGCGGGCAAAGCTGGAACGGATGATGGACAAGGCCAAGCGGGAGGGGATGAAGCGCATCCCGGAACTGATCGCAGAAGCCCAGACCGCCTTCAACGCCTTCATCCGAGAGCGGGACAAGGACAAGGGCTGCTTTGTCTGCGGGCGGCCGTTCGAGAACGCTCCTGGCCGCGTCCAGCACGCAGGGCACGTTCGCAGCCGCGGTGCTGCTGGGCATCTGCGCTTTCACGAAGACAACGTATTGGGCGAATGCGAAGGCTGTAACGGCCCTCACGGTGCCAAGCCACACCAGATCAAGGCTGGAGCCATCGCCCGGATCGGGCAGGAGAAGTTCGACGCCCTGGAAGCCGACAACGAGCCGATCAAGTGGACTCGTGAGGTACTCAGGGAAATCAAGGCGGTGTATCTGGGCAAAGCCCGGCAACTACGGAAGGAGCGAGCATGAAAGCAGAGATTCAACCGACGAGCGATGGCTTCTGGCGCTGGGTCATCTTGCAAGGCCCATGGCGAATCGCAGAGGGCGATGTTTTGTACACCCGTCGCCGAGACGCCAAGAGAGGCCTAATCCGCTTCCTCAAGGGCATGAAGAAGGGTGTGGAGGTGCCGGAGTGAGACACCTTACCGATGAACGAATTGACGAGATCGCCCAAAGCATGCCTGGTGGCCTGGATGGGTTCATCCGAGGCTGGGGCTGGCGGCAGTTTGCTTATGCGGTGCTTGAGGAGGCCGAGAAGGAGCCTGAGCAGCCGCCGAAATACAGCGATGCGGTAGAGGAGGCTGGCCGGAGCATGGGCTTTGCTCCTTTCGCTTACGAGGAGAGGAATTGATGCTGATGAAGGTCAAAACGCACGTCGACTTCAACATCGTGGAGCCGCACCACCAGGCCATGGACAAGCGCCTGGTGAACTGGGGGCGTTACTGCTTCAGTAGGGGAGGAAGCGGGGCAGTAGGGGTCTTCAAGTTCGTCAAGCCCTCCCAGCAGTGGGACGCCATCGAAACCACCATCCCGATCGACCACCACGACGCCATCAAGATCGCCAAGGGGGTTGCGGCACTCCCCAAGCCGCACGCCCAAGCCCTGAACTGGCAGTACGTGTCCAGAACGTCGCCGGGACAGGGATGCAGGTTGTTGGGGACGAACATGGAAGGGCTCGCTCAGCTCATCAAGGATGGGCGAACCATGCTCATCAACCGCAAGGTCTGACCTGTATAGAAACCCCTTGCGCGGGTAGAAATCTTGTGATACAAACACGCAACGTTTGAGCGCATACGCAGAGGAAACGCCCGTCCACTTCGGAGGCGGCGTTGCCGGCATAGCTCAGACACACCATGAGCCCTCCGAGTGAGGGCTTTTTGCTTTGCGGCTCACCCTGAATGCCGGGCTCAGTCCTTCACCCACTCCTCGGTTCCTTCTCCAGAGGACTGTGGCCCGGCCCCCATGTCTCCATGGTTCGAGCAATCGACCTTTCGCCCCGCAGCCTGACCACCAGACCCGGGGCGTTTTTATTTCCGCCCCATAGCAGCAAACCTGCAAAGGACACCCCGTGACCCAGCAAGAAGAACTGAAACTGCAACTGATCGAGCTATGCGGCTCATTGGAAGCAGCCAAAGAGGCGTTCAACTGGGTTATCGAGACTGTCGCCGCCCCGGTTGAGCCTGCACCTACCCCTGAGGGGATCGTCCTGACGGATGCCGAGGTGCTTGCAAGCAGCCCTGACAGCCTGTGGAACATCGCCATGGCTCGCCTGGCCGTGAAGCAGAACCAGCCTCAGCCGGTGGTTGAGGTGGCGGAGAAGGTGTGAGATGGCTGACGGCGCTTTTAAAAAGGGCCAGAAAGGCGGCCCGGGTCGTCCAAAGGGCACGTCCAACAAGGTAACGAAGGAACTCAAGGAGATGATCCTTGAGGCGCTGGACAACGCTGGCGGGGTGCAGTACCTGGAGAGCAAGGCCAACGACCCGCGCACGGCTAGCGCCTTCCTCTCGCTGATTGGCAAGGTGCTGCCTATGCAGATCACGGGGGCCAACGGAGGCGCGATCCAGACGGTGCAGCGCATCGAGTTGGTTGCCGGCGGTGACAACCGCAAGGATTGAGCTTCCTCCCAAGCTGATCCCGGTCTTCACTGGGGAGGCTGACGTAAGAGGAGCCTTCGGAGGCCGGGGGAGCGGGAAGACTCGGACCTTCGCCAAGATGGCGGCCATCCGGGGCTACATGTACGGGATGGCGGGGATCAAGGGCCAGTTGGTCTGCGGTCGCCAGTTCATGAACTCGCTGGAGGACTCTTCACTGGAAGAGTGCAAGCGGGCGATTGAAGACGAGCCGTTCCTGTCGGACTACTACGAGGTAGGCGACAAGTACATCAAGAGCCGGGATGGCCGGATCTGGTTCACCTTCGTGGGCCTGGATCGGAACATTGCGTCCATCAAGTCCAAGGGGCGAATCCTCCTGCTGTGGGTGGATGAGGCCGAGCCGGTGACTGAGGCGGCTTGGAAGGTGGTGATCCCGACCCTGCGGGAAGAGGGGGACGGCTGGAACGCTGAGTTGTGGGTCACATGGAACCCAGAGCGCAAGAGCAGTGCGACTCACAAGCGGTTCAGGAACAGCAAGGATCCGCGGGTCAAGGTTGTTGAACTGAACTGGCGGGATAACCCTTGGTTCCCTGACCTGCTGAACCGGATTCGGCTGAAGGACAAGGAAGAGCGGCCGGACACCTACGACCACATCTGGGAAGGGGCGTTCGGTTCGAGCCACGGGGCCATCCTGAGTCGGTGGGTCAACAAGGCCGAGCGTGAAGGGCGAATCCATGACGGGGTCGTCTTCGATCCGGCAGGCGCTGGAATCTTGGTGACGAGTGACCTTGGCTTCCGGGATACGGCTTCATGGTGGTACTGGCAGCCGGTGCTAGGTGGCTTCAACCTGCTGATGTACCAGGGCGAGAGCGGGATGGATGCCGAGGATTGGATTCCTGAGGTGTCCAAGAACCTGGAGAGCCTCGGTGGACGGTTGCAGAAGATATGGCTACCGCATGACGCGAGGGCCAAGACCTTTCAGAGCAAGCACACCACGGTAGAGAAGTTCCTGGCGGCTTTCCCTGGGAAGGTTGGAGTTGTGCCGCAGAGCCGGAAGGCAGACCAGATCAACGCAGCACGGGCGGTCATCGACCGGTGCGCGTTCAACAAGACATTGTGCGAGGAAGGCTTGGATGGCCTTTCTGCATGGGAATTTGGCTGGGATGAAGACCTGGAGGTATTCACCCGCGAGCCTATCCACAACTGGGCTTCTCACCCATCTGACGCATTCGCCTACGGATGCCAGGTGATGCAGGAGCACAAACCGACCGAACAAGAGTCGCCGACCCGATACCCAGTGACTGGGCATCTCGGAGGACGAATCACGACCGCAACTCTCGATGAGATGTGGGCAACCGCTCCTAGAGCGAACAAAAGGATCTGATGGCACTCTTCCCGATCGCTGCTGACAAGGCGCAGTTGTCTAGCGTTGCTCCCGTAGCGACGGACAGCTTCGTCCGCGGCGTCCTGGTCGATGCCACGAACGCCGTCTGCCGTGCTTCCCTGACTGGTGGGGCGCAGTACTCCAATGGGCTGCTGATGACCGCGACTGGCCAGGTTGTCTATGTGGACGCCACGGCTGGCCTGCCTGCGGGGGTGCAGTACGTCAACGGTCTCCCCCTGGCTGCGACGGGCGAGCTGTGTATCTCCACGGGTGCGATGGCGACGTATTCCAGCGGTCTTCCCTTTGCCGCCAATGGGGCGCTTGCGGCGGTGGTGCTATGAACTGGACTGACGCTCTCGAACTCGCCAAGAAGGACCAGGACAAGTTCATCACGCGTGGGGAAAAGATCGTCAAGCGCTTCCGTGATGAGCGGGACGCTGCGTCTACCAGCTCGGCGGAGAAGAAGTACAACATCCTGTGGAGCAACGTCAAGACGCTGTTCCCGGCTGTGTATGCCAAGAAGCCCAAGGCTGAGGTGGAGCGTCGGTACAAGGACGCTGATCCCGTTGCACGGACGGCCTCGCAAATCCTCGAACGGGCGCTGCAGTACGAGATCGACCACTACCCGGACTACGACTCGTCGCTGCGTGGGTCGATTCTGGACCGCTTGCTGCCTGGTCGGGGGGTGGTGTGGATTCGCTTCGAAGAGGGCGAACAGGTCACGGACGACGTGCAGGAGCCGCAGGATGCTCCTTCGCTGCTTGGGATGGCTCTGGCACCCCAGAAGCCCATCGACCCCAAGGGCTACGAGTGCACGCCCTGTGATTACGTGTTCTGGAAGGATTTCCGCCACTCGCCCGCCCGGACGTGGGAAGAGGTGACGTGGGTTGCTCGCCGGGTGTACATGACCAAGGAAGAGGTCGTGGCCCGGTTCGGAGAGGAGTTTGCCGACGTTCCCCTGTCCCACGAGCCTATCGGCGTGGACAAGGAGATGACATCTCGCGAAGAGATGAAGAAGGCCAAGGTCTGGGAGATCTGGGATAAGGCGACCAAGGAGGTTGTGTGGCACTGCGAGGGTTACTCCAAGGACGACCTGGATCGTCGTCCTGATCCCCTTGGACTGGATGGGTTCTTCCCGTGCCCGAAACCTCTTTTCGCCACGCTGACGACTGATACTCTGATTCCGGTTGCTGACTACGCCGAGTACCAGGACCAGGCCGCTGAGTTGGACGACCTGACCCAGCGCATTGCGATGCTGGTCAAGGCTGTGAAGGCGGTGGGTGTCTATGACGCCAGCCAGTCGGGGATTCAACGGCTGATGCAAGAGGGTGTGGACAACACCCTGATCCCGGTCGAGACATGGGGGCAGTTCGCCACTGCTGGAGGTCTCAAGGGCACGGTGGACATGCTGCCCATGGACATGGTCGTGAAGGCTCTGAATGAGCTGTACATGGCCAAGGACAAGTGCAAGCAGGAGATCTACGAACTGACCGGGATGAGCGACATCATCCGAGGTGCGACGAATGCCCTGGAGACTGCGACTGCCCAGCAGATCAAGAGCCAATTCAGTTCCCTACGCCTGAAAGAGACGCAGCAGGACGTTGCACGCTTTGCCAGCGACCTTCTGAGGATGAAGGCGCAGGTCATGGCGACCCTGTACCGTCCTGAGGTCTTGATTGCCATGTCGGGCATCGAGCAGACCGAGGATGCGCAACTGGCTCCGCAGGCGATTGCTCTCCTGCGCAACGACTCGATGCGCTGCTACCGGATCGAGGTGGCGTCGGATTCGCTGGTTGAGTTGGATGAGGTCACCGAAAAGGCATCCCGGGTTGAGTTCCTGCAGGCCGCCGGCTCGTTCCTTCAACAGGCTGTTCAAGCCGTGCAGACGGTGCCAGAGATGGCCCCTCTCATGGGTGAGATGCTCATGTTCGGTGTGCGGGCGTTCAAGGCATCGCGACCGATCGAGGCTGCGTTTGAACAGGCAATTCAGAAGCTCAACGCTCCCCAACAACCCAAGCCTGACCCGGAGCAGATGAAGTTGCAGGCTCAGATGCAGGGGAAGCAGGCCGAAGTTGCGGCCAACGCACAGATCGCCGAGATGCAGGCGAAGTACAAAGCAGAAGCCGACGCTGCCGACCGTGCGCAAGAGGCCCAATTGGAGCAGATGCGCGCTCGGATGCAGGCCGAGGTGGACAACAACCGCCAACGCTCAGAGGCCGATCAACAGGCCCTGAAGATCCAACACGAAGCGCAACTCGCCGCATTGAAGGCGCAGTTTGATAGCGAACGCCATGATCGCGAAATGGCCTTCGAGAAGTGGAAGTTCGAACAGCAGATCGCATGGGACCGTGAGAAGGCAGAACTCGATGCGGCCACGAAGGTCCAGGTCGCCAACATGTCGGCCGCGGTGAAGACCAACGACCCGGCGACCCAGGCATCTACTCGCGAGATTGCTTCCGAGGTCACCCAAGCCCCCGACTTCACCCCCATCGTGCAGGCTGCAGAGCAGATCTCCCAGGCCGCGGCACTGATCAGCAAGCCCAAGAAGCGAACCATCGTGCGCGATGCGGATGGCAAGGCCACGGGAATGATTGAGGAATAGATATGACCACCGGCTATGTGACAACCCTGCGCAACTCCCAATTGGACGCCATCACCACGGCTGTCGGCAACGCTGGGAAGC